TGAGATCATATACGTTATCGATAATATTTTCGCGCTTTAATTGCTCCTTATAATCGTCATGATACACAAATAATATATCGCTACAATGGTCACATACTGTTCTATTTATCTCTTCTAACATTCTTTTATCATATGATCTCATACCAGCTTCTATATGACCTATTTTATACCCCTCTTTTTTTAAAGGAAAAGATATTCCCGCTGAATTAGAATCTCCTAAAAATAAAATTAAGTCAGGATTTATTTTGTGATTTGTAAATAACAAAGGAAGTTCTTTACTTAAATAACTTATCTGTTCAAAATGATTAGAAGATTCTTTTCCTGTATTTAAAATATAATCTGGAGTACGAATGTTCAATTGTTTAAAAAACACATCCGAAAGATTCGTATCATAATGTTGTCCAGTATGTATCAATATGTGATTAAATTTTTTATCTAATTCTTTAAACACATTAGACATACGAATAAAATCAGGTCTTATACCGGTTATAGTTACAACTGTTTTCATTTTATGTCTTTCATAATACTCAATATATTTACCTGTATCTTTAAAATGAGTTTCTTTTTTTACAAAAATTTCCATGTTATTTTTATAATCAGAAATACTATTCCATGGTGAATATAAATTTCTATTATGAAAAAGATGAAAGCCTCCATTTTTTGTTTGTTCAGATGAAATATTTACAATTTTAATATTATTACTTTTCACCCTTAAAAGAAAGTCATTATCATCGTAATAATTTCCAAATGAATAATCATAGCTAAATTCTTTTATTAGTTGAAATGTTTTGAAAGTCATGCTTGTTAAAAAATGCCACATTTCATTTCGTAATATAGAATGTTGATACCACTTCATAGTATTTTCCAGTAAAGGATTGTTATCATAAAATATATCAGAATCTAAGTAAGGCAAGCTATAAATATACTCGTTATATTCAAAACTTGGCGAATTTTTAACATCAAACACATAATAATTTTCGTCAGTAATATTTGAATTAACATATGAAAGCACATCTCCTATATGACATACTTCTCCATTTTGAATAACTATTTTATCCCCTTTTATATATTCAAAACCTATATTGTAGTTTACACAAGGATTACTCCAAATTTTTTTGCGACTATCAATTTCAATAAAATCAACGTAAAAAGGATATTCTTGTAATTTATCTATAGAAAGTTTGTCAATATCTGAATCGTCCACGATAACAACCTGTATATTTTTAAAACTACTATTCGCTATAGTTTTTAAAGTAAAATAAACCTGTTTACTTCTATTATGGGAGGTCATGATAATTGTTATTGTATCACTTGTGATATCTTTATTGTTAATACAAACGTGTGTGTAATAATCAGAAATATTATTTTTAAGTATGTCAATCTTATCAATATTATCAATTAAATTTTGCATTTTATTTTGATTATTTTTTCTTTAAATATATTTTATTTGGTAATTTTTAAGCTCAAATATTTGTTTTTCTAAACTTGGTATTTCAAATAATAAAGGATAGTTTGTACCTAATGTTTTATCTATCAAATTACCTTCTTTTGTTTTTATAATATCTATAGGTAGACTATACACTTCTTTTATTATACAACATAAATCATATTTACTTTTAGCTTCAGGTGAATATATATGTCTTACACCAATCCAAAATAAATCATTTTGAATCATGTTACAAATTATTTTAGCATATTCTAAACATGATATTCCATTCCATAAATGATTAACATATCCTTGTATAGCACCTTTACTATTTTTCACCCACTCTAAAAAAGAATATTTATTGTTAAGCTCTTCTCCTATTATAGATGTTCTAATTATGGTACAATTTAAATTTTCTCCAAGTGATTTAGTTATACCATATACACCTTTTTCATCGTGAAAATCTGATTCTACATAATTCCCTTTATAACCGCTAAAAACACAATCTGTTGTTGGTTGAATCATTTTACATAAATACTTGTTTGAATATTTACATAATAACTGAGGAAAAATGCTATTTATCAAAAAATAATCGTTTAGATTTATTGTGTTATTACTACTTACTCTTTGTGGTATTAATCCAATACAATTTATTATACATGTTTTATCGTTTATATTTTTAGATATTAAAAACTCTTCTAAAGAACCTAGACTAGTGCTTATATTAAATTCATTTTTAGTTATAGGTATAACCTCGTATAATGTAGTTCTTTTCAGATATGTATACACATACCTTCCAAGCATACCATTTGCGCCAAAAATAAATATTTTTTCAATCATTTTTAAAGTTCATTTATATCTTTAAATCATAATTTAAATATTTAACTTTATTTTCACTTTAAGTTTTAGATATTTAAATATCTAAAAATTTATTTTTTGTATGTCACAAACCATGAACCAGTTCTCATCATACCACATTTTTCGCAAAAATCATTTAACTCTTCTTTGTAACTTAAAATAAGTTTATATTTTATCGAATATATTTTTTGTAAAAATACTTTGATTTTGATAGTAGTAATAGTTAGGTATTTCTACATCTTTCATATGTATAGTATCATATGTATAACCTATTAATCCTATACAATACTTATGTATAGAAATCGCAAATGCCAAAGGAGAGGATAAATTTCCAATAAAACAATAACATCCTGCAATACTCTTAAACATATCTTCTACATTTTTTACAACATAATAAGGAAAACATGTTTTAGATTTTAGACAAAAATTATCATACTCAATTTTGTTAAAGCATATAAACATTATATTTTTCGAATACGGCAAATTATTATACTCTATATCTACATATCTAGACATAGATACATTTATTAATGTATAATCTTTAAACTCGTTATTTGGTTCAATATTAATCCATTTATTTTTCGCCCAATCAACATTATAGTAATCTAAAAAAATTTTATACCAATTTGTTTTATAGAGTAACGGAGATTCTGTCCATGCAGAAAGATTTATATCACAATATTCATTACTATATAGTTTAAACTCATTTACATAATTTTGTTTTTTTAAAATAGTATATAAGTCGCTGTGTGCTGTTTGTGCTCCTAAATAAAATTTTTCTCTATTGGTATCTGTTATATATATATTTGCTTTTCTACCAGTTTTTAAAAAAAATTCGTAACATATAGATAGCTGATGAATAAAATCTCCTAAACGACCACCGCTTACATAATTAATTGGTAAAAAATTAAAGACATCTGTATCTTCAAAATCACATATTATAATTTCATCTATACTTTGTCCTTCATCATTTGAAAATATAAAATTTGGGGTTGAATTTAAAGACGAAATTATTTTAACTAATTCAATATTATTGGTACAAAATATAACTTGATCGTACAAAACACTTAACATGTTTATTTTACTTAAATTAGAATAATATGAGTCAAAATCGACCTTAATTTTTATATTATTACTAGCATAGCTTTTTTGTTCTTTAATATTAGAATTAAAATTCAGTATGTTTTTAACGCGAAAACGATATTGATTATAATTAAAAATTTTATTTGATATAAAAGCAAAATTTTCGTCGAGTATTTTTGTTGATTTTATTTGATCTGTAAATAACCATATTTGATAGTTTATCCATTTCAATATATTAAAATAGAAAATATTTTGATTTTTTAAAAACTCAACCTTTGATAGCTCTTCTAATTCTTTTTTAATTTCTATTAACTTATTTTCATCTTTTATAATTTCTTTTTTTAATTCCAAAATACTTAACTTATCTAGAAGTTCTCCGGTACTTAAATTTACACATAGATTCATTTTATTAAAAATAAAAGTAATCTTTAAACTTATTTTTAAAGTTTAAAAATTTTTTAAAGATTTTTAAAGAGTTGTGGTCCTTCAAATCTTCTTTTCCATCCTAATTTATCCAGTTTTTCGGGCTTTCCATTTAGTTGTGCTTCAGAAAAATTTCTATTATAAGAATTAAACTCTATAATAACTTCTTCTTCAGTATAAAATAAGTTTTCTTTTTCAATTAACAATAAACCACCTTCTTTATAAAGATTTATAATTATGTCTTTTATAGATATATAATCATCACCGCAAACTATATAATCTTGAGCTTTTTCTTGTTTACTTATTATTATAAGTGCGTTTGCAACATCATACGCATGATTAATGTTTCTGTAACTACTTATATCACCTAATTTTAAAATTTTTTTATTACCCATTTTCCATTCTTTTATATGATTAGTGCATTTTTTCACAAGAAAAGTATCTTTTCTAAAGGGACTTTCTGTTGTAAATAATAGAGCATTTGATGTCCATTTGTTTTCTTTTTCTCTGTAAAATTTAACCATTTGATGTGCCAATAATTTTGCAAACGCATAAGGGTGGGTAGGATTATAGTTTGTATCATCTTCTGTTATTAGATATGTACCATTACCTTTGTATATTTCACAACTTGATGCATTTACTATTTTACAATTATTTTTCATTTTATCTATTATTTTACAGATAAAAATACCATTAATCTCTAAAGTTTTAACTTTATTTTTTACACATTCTTCTGAATTTGTTAAACTAGCTAAATGATATATAATATCAGGGTATATATTTTTTAAAATATTTTCTAAATCACAACTAGAATCAAAAATATCACAATTTTCGAAAAATGAATCATAAACCTTATTTCTAACTAGTCCAAAAATTATACAACTATCTTTTAATAGTTCTACTAAATAACGTCCTATCTGTCCTTGTATTCCGGTTATAAAAACTCGTTTTTTTTTGTAATAACTTCGAACTTTGGAAGAGGAAAAATCAAAGAACCTCCATCTTCTAAGTATTTTGATTCTCTTTTTACAATCTCTTCCTTAAAATGCCAAGGTAGAACTAACATATAAGGAGGCGGATTTAATCTCATTTCTTCTTCCATTATAATAGGGATATGAGTACCTGGTGTATACCTATTTAACTTATCGGGATTTCTTTCAACAGCATACTCAAATAAAGTATTATCTAAATTTGCATATTGGAGTAAAGTATTACCCTTGGTAGATGCTCCATAAATATAAAATTTTTTTCCTAAATCTTTGTGAAATTTAATAAACTCTTTTGTTTTATTTATTTCATCTTTGCAATTTTGAAACCAGTTAACATATGTTTGAGAAGAATACAAATGTTTCTCATTGTCTAATAACTTTTCAAGATTTAACTCTGTAAACAGGCTATCTTTTTTTGCAACTTTTAAACGCATGCTTCCACCATTACATTCATTAAAAGAAATATCTATACACTTAAAATTTGAAGCATTAAGTATATCCAATATATTTTTAATATTATAATATTCTAAATGTTCATGGCATATAGTATCTAAACTATTTTTTTCAATCATAGATAATGCATAACTTTGCTCAAATGACCAAATTCCATTATCTTCTAATAGATTGTAAATATCAGTCGCAAATTCAATTGGATTTGGTAAATCGTAAAACATAGCGATACTTGTAACTATTTTAAATTTTTCAGTTTTAAAAACATCTCTTATATTTTTATATGTAAAATAAGTTGGAATTAGGTTTATTTCTGTATAATAAGATTCAAATTGTTTTCCTGTTGGATCACAGCCTACTTTATTACATTTACCATAATATTTTAAAAATGTGGCATCGTTACTTCCAATATCAAGAACCCAATCATCTTGATTAACAGGTGCAGTTAATTGTACTTCTGAATTATATTGTTTTAAATGTTCCCTCATAGTATTGCTCACATTACTTTTATATCCGTAGTTATTTTCATACATATCTGATTGTGATATAGTATTTTTTAATTGAACAAGAGAACAATCTTTGCACATGACAAGCACAACAGGTGCAATAGGTACATTATCTATTTCATTTTTTAAAGGAAAACGAGAAGCTAAATATTGATTTCCAAGATTTACAACATCAATAAGATTGGAAGAGTTACAAATTCTACAATTTAATAGTATAGTATGCATTTATAATGTAAAAATAAATGTTTAAATTATAATTTAAACATTTATTTTAATTTTTAAAATGAACATATTATTTTTTAATCACTCAAAGATAGCTTGTGGTGTGTATCAATACGGATTACGTCTTTACAATATTTTAAAAAAAGATAACAGCATTAACTACATTTACCAAGAAATTGATACATTAAATGATTATGAAAAAGTTCTTAACACTTACAAATCAGTTCAAATTATTATATATAATTATCATGTATCTACTATGCCTTGGTTATTTTATACTGAAAAAAGTAAGCTGAATATTGGAATAACACATGAAATAAATGTTGCAGGACCAGGTTTCGATTATGTCAATAATTTATTTCAAATATTTATAAATAATGATCCAACAAAAGAAGATAGATATACTATACCAAGACCGATATTTGAAAATATCGAGAATATTCAGCCTATAATTTCAAATCAAGTAATAAAAGATTTTATAGAATATAAAGAAGAAAATGTACCAATTTTTGGTTCTTTTGGATTTGGATTTACAAATAAAGGTTTTGATAAAATTGTTAAGTATATAAATTACAACTATAATAATGCTATAATAAAATTTCTTATACCTATGCCTTATTTTGACCCTGATAAAGAAAAAAATAATTTTATAGTTAGAAACGCTTGTTATAGTTCAAATTATAAAAAAAACATAAAACTTATGATATGCAATGAATTTTTTACAAATGAAGAACTTTTGTTTTTCTTAAAGTCAAATACCGCAAATATATTTTTATATGATTATATGGAAAATAGGGGTATTTCAAGTACAATAGATTATGCTTTATCTGTGAAAAAACCCTTAATAATATCTGATAGTTATATGTTTAGACATATTTATAGTGACGATATCTGTATTTATAAAAATAACCTTGAAACTTGTTTAAAAAATTCAATTAGTTACTGCAATAAATTTTTAGAACAATATAGCCATAAAAATATGATTGATAAATTTAGAAATATTATAATGAATTTTTCAAATAGTCAAGCAAGTCAAGATATCTTTGTAATTAATTGCTTGAAAAAAAAGAGAAATGGTACTTATGTTGAGATTGGATCTCATTGTCCGAATAGTTTTAGCAGTAACACATTTATATTAGAAAAAATTTATGATTGGAAAGGGGTTCTTATTGATTACGATTCTTCTTTTGAGGAATCTTATAAAAAATCAAGGCCAAATTCACTTTATATTATTAACGATGCTCGAAAAATAAATTATAGAAAATTTTTAGATGAAAATAATTTTCCTTTACATATTGATTATTTACAGATAGATCTTGAAACAAATAATAAATCTACCTTAGATGTTTTAAACATACTAGATTTTGATGTTTTCAACAAATACAAATTCGCGACTATTACATTTGAACATGATATTTATACAGGGGATTGGTTTAATACGAGAAATTTATCTAGAGAAATATTTAAAAAAAATGGTTATATATTAGTCTTTCCAGATGTCAAAGTATATTATGAAGGAAAATATTGTCCATTTGAAGACTGGTATATTCACCCTGATTTGATAGACATAGAATTTATAAATAAAATAAAAACGGAAGAAAGTTTGTTTCATAAAGATATAATCACTTGCTTAAATAATAATCTAAACAACTAAATTATTATATAATAAAGATGATATATAATAACTATCATGGAGAGTTTCACAATGGAAAATATGTCGATGAAGTATTAAGAGAATATTTTCCAGACCCATTTTATAAAGGAGTGTTTTTTGACATAGGAGCATTTGAACCCATAAGAATATCAAATAGTTATCATTTTGAAAAAAATAATTGGGATGTTTATTGTTTCGAAGCAAACACAGACTTAATTCCAATGTTAAAAGAATATAGAAAGAATGTCTTTAACTATGCAATATCTAATGAAAATAAAGATTCTGTTGAATTTAATATAGTTGATAGCGGACCTTGGACTGCAGGTTTTTCAGCTATTGAATTAAATGAAGAATATAAAAAAATATTTAACTGGAAAGATACGTTTAATATAAAAAAAATTCTGGTGCCTCAAAAAACTTTAGACACAATAATTGAAAATGAAATACCAAACATTAAACATATCGATATAATTTCAATTGATGTTGAAGGTGGTGAATTAAATGTTTTAAAAAGTCTGGATATAAATAAATATAAACCTAAGATTATGGTAATAGAGAAAGTAACTGAATCAAACGTTATTGAAAATTACCTTAAACAATTTAATTATAAATTACACAAGACAATAGAGTATAATCAATATTTCTATTTAAAATATTAAAAAATAGAATAAAATGAAGTTTTTGATATGTATCGCATTTCATTATCCAAATAATCACATAAATTACTTGCATAGTGTAATCGATAATATTATACTAACTTATACTTGCTATAAAAGAATATGTGTCGATACCAATAGTTATGAGGCTAAAAATTTATTAGAATATAAATATAAAGATTATATTGGTTTTGAACTTGAAATTATTGTTCATGATAATTTAGAACATCCTTTTTTATTAACATCTGTCCATAGGGACTATATTTTCAAACATATTAATGAATATGATTTAGTTATGTATTCTGAAGATGATATACTAGTAACTTATAATTCAATATTAGATTTTCTCGATAAATTAAAAGATTTATGGCCTAAATATATACCTTGTTTTAAAAGATGTGAATATTCGAAGATAAAAAGACAACATGCTTTTCTTGATGTTGAAGGAAAACAAACTATTGAATATACAGATATCATAGAAATAAATGATAAACAATATTTTACTCCTACTTATCCAAATTCTGCATATCAAGGATGTTGGATATTACCAACTAAATTACTACTTGAATCTATGGATTTGAATGGATTTTTAAATAAAACAACATATAGAGAACATATGGCATCATATACTCTTGGTCCTCCACCATACAATACATATGATAATACTTATTTAGGTACTAATTTTTTAAATAAGATACCTTTATTTGAACTAAATAATGAAAATCAAATACACAATAATTGTTTAATATTTCACCTTGAAAACTGCCATGTAGATATTGTTTATCCAACTTATTTTGATTGGTGTTTAATTAATGATTTGATTATAATGAAAAAATAATTTTAAACCATATCTAAGTTTAAAATTATATTTTGTAATTTGTAAGTGTGTACCTAACCGCGTCTTTTATATTTTTTATTTTTGGAAATAAACTTTGTAATAGTGTAGTATCAAGATAAGTATTCGATCTTTTTGAACTTAATATATCATCTTGTTCTTCAATCGTAAAATTTTTCCAAGTAAATTTTGGATCAACTATTTCTTGGTACATCTTTAAAATCTCATTATGGCTAATAACTCCCGGATTTACCATATTTATAGTACCTGAATATTTTTTTTTCATAAGTTCAAAAATACATGGTAATAATTCTGGAATAACTGAAATAGAATTCGGTACAGAACATATCTTTTCATATTTTGTTATTTTTGTAATAAAATTTTGAGGTTCATTATATTCTGTTATAGGCATTCTTATTCTTACATTCAAAACGTTAAAAACATCTTTTAAATATTGATCTGTATATCCTTTTACTATCGAATAACTTGAACCATAAAAATTAGGTTTATCTTCCTCTAAAAATTTATAACAATTTTCAGGTTCATCTTGTACTTTCTTTATATCTTCTTTGTACTCAAAAATACATCCTGTACCAATATAAGTATAGTGAATATCTGTGTTTTTTAAAATTTCATAGAGTAATATTGGAGCTAAAAAATTATCTCTCATATTCTCTACTAACTTATTATCTTGTTCAAGATAATCTATAGTTTTATATTCTTTATCTCCTATAAATCCATGAGTTCTTCCTATAAAAGATATTACATGTGTTGGAGATATTTCTTTTATTTCCGTCTTAATATTATTTTTATTTTCTATATCAACCCTAGTTTTAGCTTCTACAAATAAGATATTTAGTTCTGTCAAAAAATTTTTGAATTTTTGACCAAGCCAACCTTTTGAACCAAAAATTAAAATCTTCATATTTTTATTTATTTATTTTATATTCTTAAATAGAATTAGAGATTAAAATATGTTTTATTGTAACTTAACATACCTTCAACTCCCAAATTTTCTATTAAATGTATTTTTTCATCCGGTATCATTTCTACATACATTCTTTCAACCATATTACAACTAGTTGATAACACATTTTGACCTTCTATTAGTATCTTTTTGTAATTTTCAATTTCATTAACAGGAATAGAGTATAATCCAGTTGTAAAAACTTTTTTATTTATAGATATATCTATATGTGGTCGAAAACAATACTTATCTTTTACATAACTTAAAATATCAAACTTATCTGTTAATTTATATCTTGCTGTTATCTTAAAAATATAAGATACATCAAACACATTTAAAATATTTTTAACTGCATATTCAATACCCCTTTCTAATAATTTAAGTTCTCCATGACCTATATTTTGAGAATGATTTATATAAGGATATATACTTTCATCGTTTCCAAGTTCCAATACAATATCATAATGTCTCCTATATTCATATTTTTCAAAATCTGTAAGATTGCTTCCTTCTATTAAAATACAAATTGAATTTGGAACTTTTTGTTTTATACTATTTAAAGTATCTGTTATTTGCTGTCTTCTTTCGTTTCTTTGAAATGATTGGTATCTATTTGGAGATGTCATAGAAGCTACTAAAAATATAGCTGAATATGAAATCTTAATATGTTTAAAAATTATATTTTTCATAGCATTTATATTAACTGGTAAATAAGATTGTATTACAGAAAAATAAGATTTTTTGTCTTCTATAGACTTTTGAACAATATTTTTCATATTTTCTTCTGTTTCATAGTATAAAATATTTCTTTCTAAATCATGTTTCCAAAGTGGATATCCTTCTATGGTATAGAAATTTGTTTTTTCTTTCATCATCAAATATATCCAATAAAGAGTATATTCTGTAAATTTCATTTCACATATAATTTTTTGCCAATCCGAACCATATATAGAATTCAAATAATTTATTAAAGATCTTACTTCATCTACTATTAAAACTTGCGGCGTTACACCCATTAAAAAATTTTGGTTATATAATTTAGTTATGTCAAATTTTAAAATATTTGCCGAATTTAACCACCATTTTGAATTTGTTGAAAAATATTTATTATTCAACTCTTGCCAAGGCTCAAAACAATATTTTATTTTAGTACTATGAAATAAATCATCATAACCTAATGGTTGATTTAAATACAAATCACTATCTACTACTAAATAATATTTTGTTTCTAAAATTAAACTAATAGTTAGCTTAATTATTTGTTGTTTATACCAACCTTCTAGATTATATATGTCACTACTAATTAAAGTATTTTCATCTATATATTTAAAAGGTATATTAGGGTACATTCTAGTATATTTTTGCAAAGGTGTAACATTAGATAAAGGACATACAATATAAAAATAATCAAGTTCTTCACAATTTAAAAATTTACTATATAAAGATAAACTTATTTCTGAGAATATTTTAAACGAATTTAAATCGTTAATTTTTAAAGGCATTATGATGCTAAATTTCTTCATTTTATTATTTTTATTTTTTAACTTTTAAACTTAAATTTAAAAATAAAACATAAAAAATAAAAAAATAAAATGACTTCTAAAAATATAATAATTACAGGTGGATGTGGTTTCATAGGTCACCATTTTGTAGAACATATTTTACGAAAAACAAACTGGAATATTTATATACTAGATAAGCTATCTTACGCTTCTTACGGATTAGACAGAATTAGAGACATGGGTATACTAGAAAATAAAAGAATAAAAATATTTACTTTAGACTTAATTAATCCTCTTTCTGAAGGTATTATAAAAGAGTTAGGAGAAAATATTAACTTTATAGTCCATATGGCAGCTGAAACACATGTAGATAACTCTATTAAATATCCTACTTATGTTATACATAACAATATTATGAGTACTCTTAATATTCTTGAATACGCTAGAACTTGCAAAAATCTTGAAAAAATGTTTTATTTTAGTACAGATGAAGTTTATGGTTCTGCTCCAAATAATGTTTCATATAGAGAAACAGATAAGCATAATCCGACAAATCCATATTCAGCATCAAAGTCTGCCGGTGAACAATTATGTATTGCTTATGAAAATACATATAAGGTACCTATTATTATGGTAAATGTTATGAATGCATTTGGAGAAAGACAACATCTTGAAAAGTTTATTCCAAAATGTATAAAATATGTTCTTGAAAATAAAACTATTCCTATCCATAGTGATGAAACATGTTTAAATTCAGGTTCTAGATTTTATATTCATGCGCGTAATATCGCAGCTGCTATTTTATTTTTAATTAAAAATGGAAATATAGGAGAGTTATACCATATAACCGGAGAAAAAGAAGTTACTAATTTAGAAATGGCATATTTTATCTCTAAGATTATTGGTAAAGAGCTCAAATTTGAAATGGTTAATTTTCATACAGATAGACCCGGACATGATTTAAGATATAGTTTAGATGGTTCCAAACTATTTTCTTTAGGATTTAAACTTCCTCTAAATTTTGAAGAATCTTTGAAAAATACAATTTTATGGACTTTAGAAAATAAGGAATGGATTGATGAATAATTTTAAATAGAAAAAGATTTTTCCCATTCTTTCTCTTTTATTCTAATAGGATGATTTTCCAAGTTTCCAACTTCATGATACTTAACTACCTCCTTGTAAAATTTTTTTATTTTTGGAATCGATTTATTCCACCACTTTCTATCTCTTCTTATCTCTACATATTGTAATTCACCTTTATCTCCATCTTCGTTCGAATTTATATAAAACTCAACATAATGTGCGATATCGTAGTTTAAAATATTCATATATACTTGACATTGTATCCAATAATAAATAGGTATAGTCAATGATGCTTCTGGTTTTTTCATAGGACATTTTATCTCGACAATACAATCCATATTTGCATCTAGTTTTCTCTTTTTTTGATTCGGTGGTTGTTTATTTAATGTTGTAACTCCATCTACTCTACCAGTTATCCACTCATACTTTGGATGTTTACAACTTATTTGTTGAGTTTCAACCATGTTACCTGTATATTTTTCATACATTTTAATAGCATAAGTTTCATATTTATTCCCATGCTCTGTAAATTTATTTCCATAAAAGTTTTTTTTAATTATCTTAGATTTTAGACATTCATATGGACTTTCAAAAGGATTTAAATTTAAAATACTTGAAAAGTCGCGAGCTGTTATAGTTGGCATATTCTAAATATTATTTTTTTATTTTTAAATTTTAGTTTAAAATTAAAACATTAATAATAAAAAATAAAAATGTCTCAACTATTTGAAAACTATTACAACGATAATACATGTACTATCGAACCCAATAATATTAATACAAAAGAAGTACAAACAATTACTTCTAATAACGAAGATATTTATGTTATAACTATAGATGACAAACCATATTTTTATCAAACAAACTTAGAAGAAGCAAGAGCAAAGCTATTAGATATATCAAAGCAGTTAAATAATAAAATTAACGAAAATGACTATTACGATTGCTATATTTGTCAAAAGCTCGAAGATGAAATCATAATTGTAAATCAACTTGATTTCGTACTCTTTACAAAAAATTACCCTTTGCATAGCGTCAAAATTCACAAAGTCGTAAAATTCTAATTGTGATTTAAAGACAAAAATTTTTTTTGAATAAAAATGTCATTAGTTCCTGAATTTAATTATGATGATTTTTTTTCATTGCGTCAGATTATACCTATAAAAAATTTTGATATAGATGTAAAAGAAACAGATACTTCTTATATAATAAGAGCCGATTTACCAGGTGTAGAAAAAGAAAATATTGATGTTAAGTTGGATAATAATATGCTAAAAATTTCTTCAGAGAGAAAGAATGAAAGAACAGACATGACCGAAAAATATCATTATTTTGAAAGAAGTTATGGAAAATCTTCTAGATCAATTTATTTATCATCGAAAGTTAATTCCGAAGATATAATTGCTAGTTATAAAGATGGAGTTTTACACCTTACAATTTCTAAAAAAAATTGATTTAACAAATAAAAATGTTTATTATATATAACATGAAATTAGCCTTTGGAATTAATTCTGGAAGTGGTAAAGATACATCCGTTGACTATTTAATAACCAAGTATGGAGGAAAAAAATATTTTTTCGCTTCTCCTCTTTATAACATATTATTTTATTCTCAAAAAACTTTAAATTTACCTTTAGAAAAAAACAGAAAATTTTTACAGACTTTTGCAGATTTTTTTAAAAATGAAACATCTGAAAATATATTCGTCGATCTATGTTTAAAAGACATAGAAAAAGCCTCTCCTTTTGAAAATATTTACATATCCGATCTTAGATTTGAGAATGAATTTACTGCTTTAAAAAAAGCAGGATTTAAATGTGTTAAAATTGTAAGAGATGTAGATAATACCTTAAGAATAGGTAATGGCTCTACTAATCATAATAGCGAAAATTCCTTAAAAAATTTTACAGATGATAAATGGGATTTTATAATCTATAATAATTCTTCAGTTAAAGACCTTTATACCCAGCTCGATGAAATTGTAAAAAAATATTAAGCTTTAAATAAGCTTGATATTTAAGTATATTATAAAGTTCTACAAAAATCAACTGCATCTGTAGTTGAAATATTGTCAAACAACATTTTAACTGATTCAACCATTTGTTCCTCATCTTCTTTTATTTTTGCAAATCTCTTTTTTTGCACATTATCATCACCATGTAAATTAAACTTGTCATTCATAGTTGGTAAATAAGTACAACATTTTCTTATAGTATTTCGTAAGAGTATATTGAACTCTTTTGGCTTACTTAATATATGAATACCATGTAATAACTGCTCGCAGTCATATTCTGTTATACAACTTGATGTTGCGTAATCTTTTCTAAATTCATTATCATTAAAACTACTAAAATATAATCTTCTGAAAAGTTCTATCAAATAAGGTTTTATATTATCTATAAAATTATTTGAGAATTCTTCTAATCTACAATCCATCTTCCAATATCTTTTTTCCGGTTTTTTTGCGCTATTTACATCTTCTAAAATATAAAAACTATATGGATCAGTTTCTTCATCCGATGAACTTTTTAGTTTTACATATATAATATTGTTAAAACCATAGTTATTAGGTACAAACATCTCAATCATATCTTTTATTGTAAATAAAGCTGTACCATATGTGAAAAATTTACGAAATAATTCTTCTTTATCTAAAGGCGTAAAGAAGCTTGGGCATTCATTAAAAAATTTTAAGGACGACTTAAATCTTTGAATATCATCTATCTCTAAAATAGTATTTAAATAAGAGCCATATGATATTAATCTCATATCTATACTATTCATACTCTTGGAAATCGTATCTACAATTTTTCTATTTGGAAATTCCTTCAAATTTTTAAAAATGTTTTCTAGGATTTTAACGTGACCTTCCAACAATTTTATATATTTATTATGCGGCATACATTCTATTAGTCTTAGTCTAGCTTTTTTTATATTTTCTAAACTTTTAGTATAGGTTCTATTCTGTTTTATATTTTCAAAACATTCTTTAAAGATTATTTCAGACTCTTTTATAATATTTATGTATGCATTTTTCTTATATTCTATTTCTTGTTTCTTAATATTTACTTTAGTTTCTAATTCATCGGCTGAAATTTCAGTTGCTAATTCTATATTAGCTATTTTAAGTTGTTTATAAGTATTCTTTTTAAATCCAGGTAACGAAGGAGAAGATTTTTGAGATAAACTAGTGTTATTATTACACATAGAAATATCTTCTATTATCTTTGAATATTCATCCTTCAAGATTATCTTATCTAAATTTTCTATTTCAGATAAATCTTTTTTGGTTTCTTCTTTTTGTCTCTTCTTTTGATTTATTATAACCGGTTTGTCTTTCTCCTTTTCTTTTTCTTTTTCTTTTATTTCCGGAAATATAAAATGAGCTGGCATTTCTGATATTATTTTTGGTATTTTATTATTCTTAAAATATTTATCAAGCTTTTTTTCTATTCTTAATAAAACTTTTAATTGTATATTTTCTTCTTCACCTTCTTCGTCAGATATTAATTCATATGACAAATTATCTTCTTTTATTTCTTCTTTACACGATAAAATATGTTTATCAATATTAGTTATACCTGGGGTTGAAAACTTACATTTTTTACATACAAACAACACATCTTTATACTTCGAACATTTTTTTGTATGTTTTGCAAGTTCATCATTAGTTTTAAAACTTTCTAAGCAATATTCGCAATTCATACTGATATTTAAAATTCCTTTTTAAATAATCATTTTTATTTTTTAAACAAATATTAAAGCTGAAAAATAGCTTTAATATTTACTTTTTTACTTTTTTTATTTTTTTTATTCAAGTCATAATACTCAGAATACATCTTTCTGGATCTCTACATACTTTTAAAGTATAAATTAGTATGTTACTTCCTCTTTGACAATGATTTGCAGATTGATAATTAATATTTAATCTAGGACCATATGAATTTTGCCATGTAACAGTATGTGTAATCATTTTCTGATTACCATTTTCATCTAGCATTGGATTTATATAATATACTCTATGTTCAGATACAAGTATTTTTCTAATTTGAATTAATGGTATAAATCCCAATAATCCTTCATCATTAATAAATATTTTAAGATAGGGATAATCAACAAAAGATGACATACTACGATCTCCAGATGGGAGAAGTAATCCATCACATTCGTAAAACCAATTATCATCTTTATTTTGAATAAATTGTCTTAAATAATCTTTGCTAAAACATATAATATTTGATCCTAATTCATTTGGATTACCATTTATAAATAAAAATGTATCTGTTTCGGATAAATATTCAGCAATGTCTTGATTTTCATCTAAAATTATATCTTTACAGGTTGTAAAATCAAAAGTTCTTTCATCTATATCTTGACTATCAAATTCAAAAGCTTCTAATTCTCCTAGTATTTGTGATCTTGGTCGTACTGGTACTGGTGCTGGTGCTAGTATTGGTGCTGGTGCTAGTATTGGTGCTGGTGGTCGTGCTTGTGAATATGAAGAGTTTATAGGTAAATAGTTTGTTGGTGAATATGAACGGCTTGTTGGTGAATAGTTTGTTGGTGAATATGAAGAGTT